GCCAATTGTATTTCACGACGAAGAGACAGGGGAAGACATTATCGGGTTTATACGGGAACCGTCTCGAATGGTTAAACTTCGCGTTATGGATAAGGCAATGACCGCACCCGTTACGGCATCGGCGGAATTATTCGACAGTATTTTTATTGAAGAGGAAAGCGACAAACGTTTTTTAGCAGAAGACAAATACTATTTGGGCGCAACAATGGAAGCATTTAAAACAGTTGAAATGGCTGTAAATACTTTTAAAAAAAAATAGACGATTACACTATTAGCGAACAAAGTAGCGAAGAAACGAAAATGATTGCGTTACTTCGCTACTTTTCGCATTTTACGTTAGATATTGAAAACATGTCAGACGACGAATTGGCCAAAAATTGGGGTCAATTAAAATACGCATTAAAACAAACGGGACAATATAACAATTAACAGAATGGATAATCAAATAAGGTACACGGTAACGGCAAACGACATGTTGTCGGGCAAGTTGCAGGGAATGAACCAAAATGCAGGCATGTTAAATTCAACAATGGGCGGACTTTCAAAAATCATGGGAACGTTGGGCGTTGGGTTTGCCGTTTTCAAAGGCTTAGAGTTTGTAAAAGGCGGGTTGGAAAAAGTACACGAATTGCACCAAGCGACGGCGCAAGTTCAGGCAGTTTTAACCTCAACAAATCAAATGGCGGGTTTGTCGATGAAACAACTTGAAGAAAGCGCAAAATCTTTGTCGTCAAACAGTAAATTTGGACGCGCCGACATTTTCGGTATGCAATCACTTTTATTGACCTTTACGTCGGTAAAAGATAAAATTTTCAACGAAGCGCAACCCGCAATCATGGATTTGGCAACTAGAATGGGCGGAGACTTAAAAGGAGCGTCTATACAGGTCGGAAAAGCATTAAACGACCCAATACAAGGAATGACCGCTTTGCGTCGTGTGGGGGTATCTTTTAGCGAAAGCCAAAAAGAAACAATTAAGCGCATGCAGGAAACAGGGAATTTGGCGGGAGCGCAAAAAATAATATTAAATGAGTTGGCCGTCGAGTTCGGGGGGTCAGCAAAAGCGGCTTTTAACGCCGACCCTATGGCGAAATTTAATAAAATGATGGGTTCCTTAAAAATGACGTTTGGCGAAATTGCCGAAAGCGCGTTGGTTGGTTTAATGCCTGTTTTTGAAGCAATCGGGTCAGTTTTAAAAAGCACAGGGAAGGCAATTTCGGAGGTAATAGAATATTTTAAACAACATGCAACCGTCGCCGAAGTTGTCAAGGTTTTTTTAGTTTCTGTCGTTTCTGTTTTACTAATTTACAACGCGCAACAAAAATTGTCGGCAATGTATACGGCATTTACAACGGCGTCGTTTATTGCAAATACTTTTGCAACGGGAGCAATGACAGCGGGAATGGCGGGAGCGTCGGCAGGTGGAATGGTTTTGGCGGGCGTCATGGCGTTAATTAATTCGGTCAACCCGTTTGTTTGGATTGTTTTAGCAATTGGCGCAGTAATTACGGCGGTTTATGAATGTTACCAACGTTTTGAAACATTCAGGGGAATAATCTTTGCAATTGGTGGCGTCATAAAGGCGTACGTTTCAATTTGGGGCGATATGTTTTCGGGTTTGGGAGAAATTTTAAAAGGTGTTTTTAATTTAGACATTGAACAAATAAAGTCAGGTTTTAACAAAATAACGGACACGATAAAAGGTTCCGCAATGCGACTTGGAAAATCAGCAAAGGACGGTTATAGCGCAGGACTTGGGGATTTTGCAAAAGAACAAATCGGAAAAAAAGACGCAAAAAACAAAAAAGGACTTGGAGAAATCAAACCAATGGCACCAAGTTTAACAACAGGCGCAAAAAAAGAAACAAAGGGAAGCGCGGGCGTTTCAGGTAGCAAAGTTGTTACGGTAAACGTTACAATTGGCAATCTTATAAACGATTTTAGAATACAGACTACAAATATACAGGAAAGCACAACGGCAATAAAAGACAAAGTATTGCAGGCATTAACAAGCGCGGTAAACGATAGCCAATTGACCGCAGGAAATTAAAAAAAATGGAAAAAAAATACAATGTACCCAATATATTAGAAAACCCGCTACTATTAAACGAAGTAATTGCGGGCGGAGCGTTTAGGCTTGCAAACTTTATAGGTTTGAACAATATTAAAATAATGGACGCGCAGGATTCGCCGTATGTAAAAGAAGACGTACAAAACGGATTTATTGAGGGCGATGAACCAACGCAAAAATTTATTTCGAAACTTGGGACGGTTGTATATTCAAACGTCATATTTAACGCGGGGGTTATATTGGGGGAAAACGGCGTCGCCGATACTTGGGAAGACTTTAGAATTGACGATGTTTTGTTGATTGTTTCGCAAAGCAAAAAAATAATAACAACCGAAATTCAGGGACGCGACGGAACGGTCAAAGAATACATAGGTTTGGACGATTTCCAAGTTCAAATTGTGGGTCGATTAAATGGAACCTATAACGTAAACCCAAAAGAATTGACAAAGCAATTAAAAATAATTTTGTCGGCAGGGCAACCGTTGGAGATAACGTCTTGGTATTTGCAAAATTTGGACATTACGGACATAGTTGTCAAAGATTTTAATTTCGGGCAAACAGAGGGCGAATATTCAACGCAATACTTCTCAATAAACGCATTGTCGGACAAACGATTTGAAGCAAAAATTTTATCATAATGTTAAGGCCTATAACTCACATAACAATTACGCAAAAAACGGATTTCACAAGTTCCGACAGCGTAGTCACAAAAAGGGCAAAAGTTTTTTTCTTTGATTTTTGCAATAGTTTTGAAATTCGCGACGGTTGGGAAAACATGACGACAAACGGTAAAGTCGTATTTCCAAAAAACATGGACGTTGTCGATTTAAACACAAATACGCGATTGTCTTTTTTTGGTAAAAACAAAAACATTGCAGGGTTTAACGGGACGCCTTTGTTAATGCGTGGCGACAAAATAAAAATTGAAGCGTATTATATTTATTGGGACGAAAATTTAAGCGAGAAACAAACAAAAAAAAGAACAGTTTTTGACGGTTACATTACTAAAATAAACGCCAAAATACCTGTTGAAATCGAAGTCGAGGACAGCATGTATCTTTTAAAACAATTACCAATGACAAACGGGGCGCATGGCGCGGGCGTCAGTTTGGAAGATATTTTGACAAACGCATTAACGGGGACGGGTTTGACGGTTAATCAATTAACAACAACAAAATTAACTTGGGACAATTCGTTGTTAATAGTCGACAACATTACAGTTGCGCAGTTTTTGGAAAAGTTAAGAAAAGACGCGTTTTTGCATTGTTATTTTAGAGGGACGGAATTACGCGTCGGGTCAATTGTTTACATAGAAGCGGAAGCCAAAACAAAAACTTTTGAATTTCAGGAAAATATTATATCGTCAGATTTAACGTTTGTTAGAAAAGACGACGTCGTTTTGTCGGCGGTTGCGTCAAATCACATTGAAGAATTAACGGGAAAAACTACAAAAGACGGACACGCCAAAACAAAAAATTCACGCATTGAAGTTTTAGTGTGGTTTGATAGGGCGGGAAAATTTAAAAGTAAAGAGGTAAAAAAAGGCGACAAACCCGACGCAAATATTGACGGCGAACGAAAAACGTTTCATTTTTTAGAAGCAAAAACGACGGACGATTTGATTAAGTTAGCAAAAACAAGTTTGGAAAAATACTACTATACAGGTTTTAAAGGAAGTTTCACAACGTTTGGGACGCCGTCCGTTGATTTTGGCGACAATGCCGAAATAATCAATAAACTTTTGCCCGAACAAAACGGAACCTATAAAATAAAAGCGGTCGATATTTCAAGCGGGGTCAATGGATTTCGTCAAAAAATAGAATTAGACTATAAAATAAAATAAAATGGCAGACTTAACAAGAACAATTCAGGAATTGGCAGGAACGCGAAATCAGGACGAAGTTAAATTGTATCAATGCAATGTTAATTCGGTTGATTTAAGCAAAAGAACGGCAAACGTTACAACCATAACAGGAACGGCAAATATAACGTTTGACGCACTATTGACGGCGGGAATTTCGGACGGTTTTGTTGTTACGCCTGAAATCGATTCAATGGTTTATGTTTTAATGTCAAAATACACGTTGCCGTTTATAGTTACGTTTTCGGACATTATGCAATTTGACATTATGGGCGGGGAGTTTGGCGGGTTGGTTAAAGTTGTGGAATTGACGCAAAAATTAAATAATTTGGAAAATAAAGTCAACGATATAATTACTACCTTTGGAACGCACACGCATAACGTCACGGCGGTAGGTTCGCCAACAGCGCAAACGGCAACGCCAATTGTAGGGAGTTTAATAATTTCACAACAGCAAGACATAGAGAATGTAAACGTAAAACACGGAAAAAATGCCTAAAAGATACGATTTTGGTTTGAATTACGACGGCGATTTGTTATTCTCAAACGGGGATTTGATAATCGTTGAAAGCGACCAACAACACGTCATTGACACTTGCAACGCCTTTGTTGGTTGGTGGAAAGAATTTCCATTGGACGGCGTAGGAATTGGCAATTTTATAAAGTCAGCAGGCGGGGCGCAACAATTAGCGCGTAAAGTAAAAATAGAACTAGAAAACGACGGTTATAAGGTCGACAACCCTGTCGTTGAGTTTGGAGCCGACGGAAAACTTAATTTGTACCCAAATGCAAGTATTTAAACAATTTCAAGAGGGTTGTTCAATTTTTGACGTTGTGTTGGAATTATATTTGTCTTTAAATATGTTGCCAAAATTGTTAATTGACAACAATATTACCGACTTAAATTTGGTAACGGTAACGGGTCAAGGTTTTTTTTACGACACGGAATTTTCGGCAAACGAAAGAATGTCGGAAGAAATTACAAAGAAAAACTATAAATTTAAGACAACCGAAACAAAAAAAACAAACACAGTCGTTGCCGAAAATTATTTGCTAATTGAAAACAGCGAAATTTTACAAAACGAAGTCGGGGACTTTTTTATATATTAAAAAAAATGAGCAAAAAAATTTCAGAATTACCCGCATATATAGGGACACCACAACCAACAGGAAGTTTGCCAATTTCAATTGGCGATACAACATATAAAATTGACCCGTCGTTGTTATTTATTGTAAACCCAAACCCAAACCCCGATACGGTTGTTAGTTTAATAGTGAACAATGTAAAAGAAATTTTAAATACTTTAAACAAAGAAATAAACGT